AACGCGCGCCGGTTCATTCCTTGTCGCCCTTCTTCGCGGCAACCTTCTCCTCGGGCATCTTCTCGGCGATGCCGAGATTGATCAGCCCTTGAGCGAGGCCGCCAGAGAGTTCGGAGGCATCGACGACGTCGCCGACGACGTGACCTGGATAGTCCTTCACAAAGCGGATTTTCATGGCGTTTCCTTTCACCAAGTTAGGCCAGTCGACCTTCGGGCCGACACCGGGTTTGATCACTTCCTTGGCGACCTTGTCGGCGCGATCTCACGTCCGTAGAGGTCGACCAGGACGGCGAATATCTTCGCAGGCGGAGTAATGGCCGCTTCTTGGCTCCCGAAATCGCTCAGGGAGACGTGCCAGCCATGCTATAGAAGGCTCCGCTAATACACGGAGGCTGGCTCAATGAAGAAGTACTCGGCTCCGATCATCGTCGGTACCGCGTTACTCATCCTGGTCTGCGTCTACGTCTACATGTTTGTTGCCTACCTCCCGTGAGATCAGGTTGTGCATCGCGGGGTGGTCCTTCGAGAAGGACCAGGCGCTGGCAAAACGCATACTCACTGTGCCAGTCTCCCATGCACGATGAAAACCACCGGCGTGATGCCGTCATATTTGTTGGGGTCGCCAGCAACGATGGCGTAATCCGAGCTGTTGGCGGTGACGACGTCGCCGACAGTCGGCTCGATCGGCAGACCGACCGCGGACATGTAAATCTGCATGTCGCCGGTCTGGATGACCGTTCCGTCGATGTAGCGGGCCTCGTAGGCCATCGGCACCAGCGTGGCTGGATAGGACGTCACAACTGGCTCGCCCCCATAGACAGGATCCGGAGACGTCACGCGCTTCACCGCACCGGCTTGCCCATACTTGGCGATGAGACGCTGCGCCGTCGCCTGCAGGCGTGCATAGATTGGGTTCGCCATCCTCCGCCCTTTCTTTTCGAGAGCTCAGCCATATTTACGCCTTCATGCCGCAAGGCTCTTTTTTCAAGGATCGGGGGACATGTCCGCCGCAATCAGCATCCTCGTCACAATTCTTTTCGTCGTCGTGGTGCTCTATCTCGTGCAGAAGCTTCCAATCGACTCTACGATGAAGCAGATGGCCCAGATGGTCGTTCTAATCGTCGGTGCAGTTTCGTTGCTCATATCTCTGGGCGTGTTCTGACCGGGATAGCTACACCACCAATGCACCCGGCCAGACTGGCGTCAGGAATGGCCAGAGGAGCCCCTCGATCGTGGTGACGACAGGCGTGGCGAGCGCGACGACATCTTCGATATCCGTTGAAGAAGAGGATGAATACTCGACCTCAAGCTGTCCAATCTTCTCGCGCTTCACCGTTTGCGATCCGGTGACGACCGGCGAAAGGCTGCCCGGGTTGGTCAACTCAAGGAAGGCCGCCTCGTAGGAAGCATTGACGATGGCGACGGGGATTTCACTCGAAGGAATAGCCTCGCCGTAGTAGGTCGTGGCGCCGGTGCGCGGCCATGCGCGCTCCTGAGTGTATCCGCCGCTGCGCCGGCCGCTGAACTTCGGCTCATACCGATCGATCACAAGAAAACCCCGCTGACGTGCGGCGGTCTTCTGGGCATCGGTCGTGCCATCGGGAAAGACATAGCCGGCTTCGGTTGCGTACGCCGTGAAGCCGTCGTTCGTGCCGTATCCAGCCATGTCAATCTCCGATGGAATAGAACCCGGCGCCTAGGCGCCAGGCTTGGTTGCCAGATCTTCGAGGGCGGCGACGATCTCGTCCTTCTTTGCCGGCGTCTTGTCGCCGAGAAGCTTGGACGCCGCCGACTTGAAGGACATGAACTGCACGTTCGGGTCGTTTGCCATTGCCAGGACTTCGGCGGCCGTCTTCGGCTGATCGTCCTGGGCCTTAAGCTTCGCCAGTTCGGCATCGCGCTCCGCCAGCTGGGCGCGGAGGCGATCGAGTTCGGCGTCGACGTTCTGGGCGGCGTCCTTCAAGGCCGGCGCCGCGGTGACGCCGGGATTGTCGGTATAGTCGCCTTCGATTTCGAACCACTTAGACGCTTTGATATGCGCCTTCTCGCGGGCGAAGATCTCGACCTCGACGGTCTGGCCCGGCTCGACGAGAACCGGACCATTGACTGTGTTGATGCCGCGCGGGCCCGGCTGGGTGTTGGTGATCTTCATGATCTGATCCTCCTCAGATGCCGTCGAGGTAGCGGACAGCCTTCGGGCGGCGGATGTCGACGCCGCCGAGACGGAAGATGCCCGGAACGTCGAACTTGATCGGGCCCGTCTGCCAAGGCTGCAGGAACCGGAACGGCATCGGCATGTGCATCTTCAGCACCTCGGGCGAGCGGCGGTAAGCAACCATGCGCTTGGTGCTGCCCGCGCCGGCCGTGTCGAGGAACCCGAACACGCCGCGGATGGTGAGCGGCTGGCCCGTGGTACGGGTGTAGATGTTGTTCCGCTCGATCCATTCGAGGATGGTCGTCTGATTGACGGCATCGATCCGGCGGGTCGAGAGATCGAGAAGCACCGAATAAGGCAGGAGCAGCGTATCCGCGATCTCCGCGCCAAGCGTGCCGGTGAAGATGCCGGTGAGCTGGCCGTTGATATCGCGGAGGATCTGGTCCGGCGTCTTGCTGGCGAAGGTCGTTGCCGAGCTGGCACCGTCGGCGGGCGCCGTCGTTGCCGTCGGCGTCGAAGAGTTCACCAGACCGGAGAAGCCCTTGCCGGTATCGCCGACGAAGGCGACCTGATCGATCTTCTCCTCGGCGATGCGACGTGCCGAAGAGGCCTTCTCGCTGGTCAGGTTCATGCCGAGCAGCTGAGCGGTGCCCAGTTCCTCGAGCGTGTAGCCATAGCCGATCGCGGCCATGCTGACGGTCGTCTCGAACTTCTCGCGGGTCAGTTCGACCTTCGGCACGTCGTGCGCCAGGCCGGAGAACCACTGCGCCTGGCCGACCGAGTCCATCGAGAAGTAGGTGACGGACTGAATCCATTCCGGCGCCGAAGTGTCGACCGGGATGAGGCTCGGATACTGAATATCCTGATACTTCATCGCGTAGACCGTCGGCTCGATCAGCGAGGCCTGACGGATAAGGAAGCTCATCGCGACCTGCTGAGCGTCATGAGTGATAATTGCGTTCATCGAGATCGCTCCTGTTAGCCGAGTCGAAGAGCAGCGAGACCGGCACCTGCGGTGCTGGTATCCCACTGAGCATTCGGGATGAGGGTGTTACCCGTCGAGACGTTGGTGAGAACGCCGGTCGCGGGGACGTAATAGACGGCATCGCCGACAGCGACCGCGACGGAGGCCTGTACGACGATGACGCCCTTCTTCATGACGGCGACGTTGTCGTACTGATCGTACTTGCCGCTTGGTCGCGTAGTGTCGAGAACGGCAATGCCGGCGAACTTGGCGGTTGCTTCGGAGTCGACAACCTGGTTGTCGGCGGTGCCCTGAACGCAAACCTTGCCGAAGCCGATGCCCTCGACGTCCTCAGCGAGGCGCGTGACGACGACCGAAGGCTCCATGTTGAGGTTCATGCCCTCGATCCAGCGGGCGTGCGTGGCGCTATAAGTGGTCTGAATAGCAGGCATCACTTAGCTCCCTTCGTCTGCCAGGCCGATTCGAGTTCGGAGACCATGGACTTGTGAGCGGTTGCGGAGGTGCTGGCGTCAGAAGTCTGCGTGAGACCCTGCTGCACAACGGTGCGGAAAGGATCGGCGCCGTTCTTGCTGGCGTCCTCGACGAGCATGTCGAAGCGAGCGTCGATGTAGGCCTCCGACTTGTCGGCGACGGCCGCATCGCCCAGCTTGGCAACCACCACAGCCTTGCGGATGGCCGCATCGGACAGGCCTTCGGTCTTGACGTCCTTCGCCAGGACCTTGGCCTTGGTGACCAGGTCGGCGCGGGCCTGCACGCGCTTGTCGAGATCTGCATCGGAAAGGATCTTGCCTTTCAGAGCATCAATCTCGGCATCCTTCTTCGCCAGTTCGGCATCCTTGGCGGCCAGAGTCGTCTGATGTGCCTTCTCGGCGTCTGTGAACTTGGTGTTGGCGTCGGCGATGCGCTGCTGGAGCGTGCCGATCACCGTGGCACCCTGGTCGGTTACTTCAACCGGGATGCCATCGACGGTAACCGTCTTTAGGGTCATGATCTTGTCCTCTTTCGGTTTCTGATCACTGGTGAACGGGGCAGCGCCCCACGACCTCACACCGTCACCGATGCGAGCTTCTGATCCGGCGCGGCCGCGCTGCACGATGGCGACGTGGTTGATCCGGATATCTTTCTGGATGGCGTCGTACTTCTCGCCCGCTGGCGTGGTGCCCGGCTCCCAGGCGAGATCGCAGGTGTAGCCGGCGGAAAGCTCGCGCTTGCCGCCCTCGATCTCGCTGATGGTGGCACCGTCCATGACGATGAGCGGGATACGGACGAACTCGCCGTCACGGGCGACCTCGTCGCCGATCTGGCCGACGGACAGCGCTTTCCAATTGTCGGCGGTGACGGCCTCGTCCGGATGATCGTTCGTTACCGGCTTGTGGGCGTAGCTGCCGAGGCTGGCCTTGTCGAAGACTTGCGCCTCAGGCCGATAGACCTTCACGACCGACATCTCTGGCTTGCCGACCTCATGGCCGGCATAGAGCTGGATGCCAGTGCGGGCGGTGCGCACGTCAGCAACAAGGTAGCCGTCGGCGGTCCGCCGCGTGCCCGCGATCGGTGCTAAGTCAGTGAATTTCATGGTTGCCTCAAAAGAGAAGCCGCCCTAGTGAGGACGGCAATGGCAATTCGAACGAAGCAGCGAGATCAGACCATGGTCCGTTACCAAGACTTCAGCCACGGGCTAGGTTCTGGACGTTCATAACAGTCGTGGAGTTTCGTCGTGACGAAGGTTTTGGTTGCCGCGATGGCATTGGTAATGGTTGGCTTCTGGGGTTCCGTCGGCGTCCTGGTTTACTCGCTACTTGCATCTTAGTGAGTAGCGAGACCGGTTTTCGTCCGTTATAGTCCTCTCGGCAATGGAGGTTGCCTACGGAGGATTACATGAGCGACACCGCATTTGGTTTCCTGTTGGCGGCTGAGTTGTCGGCCTTGTTCTGGGCCGGTCTTTTCATGGTGATTTTCTCCACCACTTGATCAGCCGCTCGGATTCATTGCTGCAGATGTCTGTGTGGCTGCCGCGGCGCGCTCTTCCTCATCCGGCTCCTGTTCAGAAAGCTTGCCGTACTCCTCGATCGCTGCATCGAGACCGGGCAGCGAGCCGTCTTCGATGAAGGTGTTGACCAGAGCATCGGAAACGGCATCGCGAGGGATGATCTCCTGTCCCGTACCGCTTCCGACCAACTGCCGAGCCGCGTCCGCTTTCGTCTTGAAGACGTCGGCCTTTTCCTTCTCCGACATGCCCCAGAGCGGCGCCCAGTCGTAGTAGATGTCCGGGTCGCGAGAGCCGAGAGCGCTCCGGATCAGGCACTCGTCGAGGCGCGCCATCGCCGGCGTCATCTCGACGGTCTGCATAGCCTGTAAGCGGTCGTAATAGTTGCGCAGGTCGCTTTCGCCGGTGGCGTTCATGCCGGCCGGCGACTGGCCGAGAAGTCTGGTAGCCGGAATGTCCGCGGCGCCGGAGACGATCTGCAGGAACGACATCAGGACTTCTGGCAGCGTGGCGAAGCTGGCCGTCTTCTGCTCGTATTCCTCTTCCTTGTCGAGCAGCAGGTCGCCGTTTATGCCCTTTGCCGTCGCCGCAAGCGTATAGCGCTCGAGGATCTTGGCGCGGTACTCTGCGTTACCGAGGTTCTGCATGAAATCCGGAATGCGGATCACGTTGACCTTCGCCTCGAAAACGAGGCTGGCAATGTTCGCCGCGGTACCGTCGGCCTGCTTGATTGCATCGACCACCGACAAGAGGACGCTGTCGCCCCAGCCGGCATAGGTGGTCGTTACGATGTCCTCGTCCGGCTGCTGGCTGCCGTTGAAGATGACCAGGCGCGACGGATGTATTTCGATTTGCGCGCCATCGGCCGAGTTCAGCTGATAGACCTTCGGCTTGCCATACCACTCCGACGCCGGATCTCTTTCGATCTTGCCGGCGGTGAGGTGGCGGCGCGTCATGACCGTGAGGTATTTCAGGCCGCCCTTCGTGATGCGCTCGACGTCGAGCGGCGCCGTCAGGTCCTTGTCGCCGGTACCGATGACGAGAGCAGCGCCGCCCCAGAGTCGCGCTTTGATGCGGGTCTCCAGCAGCTTGCCCATAACGTTCAGCCGCTTCTCTTCGGCCTCGATCGCTTCGATCTGCGGCTTCTTCGCCAGCCAATCGCGCCACGCACGGATGCTGTCGAATGCCGGGATGTCTACGATCTTCTTCGGGAGCCACGCGCCGCGATAGGCGTTGAGCAGTTCCTCGTCGGTGAGCATTGGCATCGAATAGACGTTAGCCGCTGCCTTGTCCCGGCTGGTACCCAGGCTGGCGACTATGTTTGTCAGGCTGTCGCGTACGAACGCGATAATGTTGGCCATGTCCGCTCCTAAACGTTTGTCAGCGTGAAGGACGAACCTCCAAGCATCAACTCGGTGAGAGCCCAGACCAGGGCGTCGGCCCGGTCAGGTGAACCCTCTCCGAGGTATCCAGATGGCGTGAAATTGCACATCTGGTCTTCAAGGTCGGGGAAGTCTCCGACGTGATGAACCTTGCCCTGCTCATACAGCGCGCTGATAGGCTCTGCTCGCACCGCTTTGCCTCGGCTGGCGACAACTTCCTTGAAGGGCGCGGTCTTGTCAGCCGTCGAGACGGTGAAGCGCACCATGTCGCCGCCAAAGTTCCGTTCCCCGATGATCCGGTGCGCCTGATGACGGTGGTAGAGGTCGACCGCTCGCCTGCCCCACCCTTCTGGCGACAACTGGCAAGTGCCATCCTCAAGAATGTAGCCATGCCCGTCGATGCCGAGGCCGGCGACGACGATACCGATGTCGTCACCTGCGCCATCGCCGCGCGTACCGGATGGATCAACCGAGACAACGATGCGCCGCATCTCGGGGGCGCTCGCGACACGCAGGCTGTCTATGCCCGGCATCAGCTTCCCGTCGGGCGCCTTGCGATCCTCAAGAGCCCATAGAGCGCCGCTGACTTCGCTGGCCCATTCTCCGGTCTCAAACCGCAACCTCTTCGCTGCGGACATCGAGGCCAGAACCTCGAAATACTCAGGCGGCAGGTTCTCCGAGTTGTCGGCAGGATTCACCTGCATCTCGGCATAGTCTTCCGGCTTGGCCAGCTTCTCCTTCGTGCCCGGCTTCATCTTCGCCCGGAACATCTGAAAGCTCCAATGGAGCTTAGACGGCGGGTTGCAGTCGAAGTAGGCCTTGAGGGCTAGGTACCTTCTGCCTGTCGCTGCCGCTATCACTGGCGCCAGCTCGCACTTCTGCGCCAAGCGAGACATTGCCGTCTCGACCGATGCCCAGGGGATTTGGCTGCTTTCGTTGAAATAGAGGGTGGCGTACTCCTGCCCGAGGATCTTCTCGACCCGCTCCTTATCATCGAGGCCGGCTATCCAGATCTGCGATCCGTTCGGCAGCTCGACATAGAAGTCGGTCTTGTCAAACCGCACCCGAACCGACGGGAAGCAGAGGGCCAGAACCTTTGGCAGGGTATCGGACCAGACCGACGTCTTCGCGTGGTTGAAGCGAAACCTGAATATGACGTGCCGCGAACCGGGAGCGTTTATCGCTCGCTGGATCAGCGCGCGGCAAAGAACGAACGTCTTTCCGGAACGAGACCCGCCGCGGAGCATGATGTTGCGCGCCGGGCCGGCAAGAAGGCGATTAGCCTCTCGCTGTTTCTCCGTTAATCGAGCTACCTGCATGGGTCACAGTTCGGCGTCCTCTGGCAAGACATTGAGGCTCATGCTCCCGGAGTGCTCTACACGCTCGATGAACATACCGAGGTGCTTGGCGAGCTTCTCCAAGGCGCTGTTCTTGTCCCAGACCTTAATCTTGTGGACGTGCTCGACCTCACCGTCTCCAATGTTGCGGGTCACCACTTCGACCGAAGCGACCGCGGCGGCTGTGTCGTCGTCCCACTCTTCAGGTCGAAGCAGCCTGCCGTTCACATCGAACACACGGCGGAGGTCGGAGAAGCCGATGCGGGAAAGCTCTTTCAGCACGCGCTCGACGGTGGTCTCTGCCTTCAGAGCGCCCTTCCCTTGGATCTCGGCCACGCGCTCTTGAATGCTTTCTTTTGCATTCAAACGTGCTGCATTTCCCCTGTTGGCTTTGAAGCCTGCGGCGACATACGCCTCGTCGGCTGTATTGCCTTTCGCGCGGGCCTGCGCGAACTTCTCGTGCCGTGCGTTTTTCAGGATGGGCATGAGCTAACCTTGAGGCGACAATGTATTTCCACGTGAGCGAAGAAGACTGGCAGGCTGGTGACGTAATCCAGCCAGGAAAATTCGGCAGAAGCATCATCGAGACCTCTCAACCCTCGATAAAAGTGAACGTGGCCGGCGCACAGATATCCCCACTGGTCCGCAACTTAATGTGGGAATCCGCTCTAGAGGCGAGCAGGATCGCTTGGGTGCCAGACGCCCCGAGCCGAGGGTCCGTCGTTTTCCTCAACGAGACTTTGGCGCTTGCCCAACGTTTCCGCGACAGGTTCAATCACAACCATAGGATCTTCCGCGTCGCTCCTGTCGATGACAACGCCAACCGGCACCGAGGCGACGTCGCAATCTTTGAAGACGTTCCCGAACCGCTTTTCACCAGCCTGGCGGAGCGCTGTCGTCTGTATTGGGTTAACCCAGATCCACAGTTCCCTGAGATACTATGGGAAGGCGCCGTCCGGGTTGAGGGCGACGTCGAGTGATTGACGTCCCCACTTCTACCCTCGCCTGAGGGCACAAATTGAAACATCGGGGAACCGGGCCTTGGGTCCGGCTCCCTGTCCAGGCATGCGTGGCTGTCAGCCCCGATCGGCCTCGCGCTTGAAGATCAGCACCCACTGGTACGTGCTGCGCTCGATTACCTGGTGGAGCCCATATCCTTCTGCTGCCTTCTCGTTGATGAAGGCCTGCATGCTCTTGAGGCCGTCTGGCCCGGTATCGAAGGGCTCGACGAGGTATTCGGGCATCCTCATCTCCTCAGCCGTGGGCTCTTTGCCGACGACCGCGTCCTTCAGGTGAAAGAAATATTCGATGTATTCTTTTGTCCTACCTTGCGCTTCGAATGCTGCTTGGGCGGCCAGGTTTTTGGCGTGCGTACGGGAGAAGATTGAAAAGATATCTCCTCGCTTTGTGACTCTCTCAACAAGAGCGTTGAAAAGAGCGGTATGGATACCTTTCCGTCTATGATCGGACTTCGTGTAGCCGAGCGTGATGTTACATCTACCCGGCACGTAGAAGTAGGTGATCAAGGCCATTGCTTTGCCGTCTGCGCCGATGGCTGCCACGCAGGGTTCCTCGAAAATCGGCAGAGCGGGCGACCGGGCGACGAACCCGTTCTCTTCGGTCTCACTCAGTGCCTGCGGCACCAACCACGACGCTGGTGAATGGCTGCAGTTCTCATAGAAGCGGATGCAGTACGGGCCTTTAGCGGTGTGCTGGTCGCTCTCGCTGTCTGCGATTTGGGAAGGGGACTTCATTTTGACGCTCCTGAAGACGAAAAAACCGCCACCGATCGGGTGGCGGCGGGCGCTGGCTGAGAGCTACCCTCTAATCGCCTTGTACAATACGCCACTCGCGGCTGCCACCTTGATTGAAGGCCTTTTCTCAACCATTACAGTTATTTAATGTAGCTGGCCGGGAATTGAACCCGGTCTTTCGTGGTTAGCCACGCGGTTTACCAGTTGCCCTGCCTGCGACGGCTGCAAGAGTATTGGAATAAAGAAAATCGATGATTATGATTGCGTGACGGTCGCCTAAGCAGTGAGGGCCGTTTGAGGGAGCGCATCGGTGGAAAACTCCAGCGCGGACGCCGCTAGCCGTGTAAGAGCAATAATCATCGAGCAGTTGGGCATCGACCCTGCCCGGGTTGTGGACGACGCGTCCATCGTAGATGACCTTGGCGCCGACTATCTCGAAGTCGCTCAAATCGTCATGATGATTGAGGACGAGTTCAACATCGAAATTTCAGATGACGTGGCCGAAGCCGTTATCACGGTCGGAGATGTAATTTACGTGGTTATGTCGAAAACCGAGGGCTAGCCGCAGCAGAGGTAAAATGGGCCAGTAGATTTTGGCCGCATTTCTCCTATGCGCCGAGTGTGAATTTCGGCAGCGGTCCGGCGAGTATTCCCTCTGTGAGGTCCGCAACTGTGACAACCGCAAATCACTGCAGAAAATCTATACAGCTTGGCGGAGATTTTCAACCTCTACATCGCTCGTGAGCCCGTTCAATTCACTGATAATTTTCTGAACGCGATCTTTGATCTGAGGACTCAGTGAATCTATAGCCATCTCGGCTTGATCGACCATCGAGACGCGAGCCTTCCTGCCCTTCGGGAGGATCTTGCGAAGCTGTCCACGCAGATGGTGGAGGCGCTCCTGCCGCCAGTTCTCTCTCCGGCAATGCTGTTCGTAGAGGAAGGCTTGCCGGCGCTCGTGCTCTGCGAAGTACAGATCCTCAATCATGCCGTCCGGAAACTCGAGCGGTCCATAGCCGATGCTTCCTCGCAGCAAGCAAATAACGCCGTCGACCCTGCGCAGATCCTCGAAGTTCAGCCTGGGCAGGTTGACGAAGGCATAGCCGACCAGGAACGGAAACCGCTTCTGGATGATCTCGTTCGTCCGATGGTGCTTCAACTCCTTGTAAAACGACGGCATGAAGATGTCGAAGCCGTCCTTGCGGCAGTTCCGCTCGATGATGGATTCCATGCGCCGACTCTCCGGGAGGCGCTCGTCCACGGCCGCCATGCGCTGATACCCGGGGGCCGTACGAATTGCGTACCAACGTGATCTGCTCATGATTTTCCCTCGATCTTCTTCGGCAATGACCGAGCATGGTGGTTTCGGCAGTAGCGACCCGTTGTTTCCGCCGCACAGAACAGGTACGGGCCGCCGGTGTTTAGGGGCCAGCAGCATTCGCGGGCCGAGAGATGGTGGAGGGGCTTTGCGGATTGGAGCCGCTCAGCGTCATAGGCAGTCGCCGCGATCTCCGGTTCCCGCTTCAGTTTCGGCGCCAGCTTGCGAGGCCGCGTCGTCTTCGCTTGGCCGGGTGCGCGAGACTTCTTCCCAGAGTCGCCGCGCCACGGGAAGAGACCGCGGTTGCGGAATGCCAGTCCGACAATGACGTTGCGGCTGACGCCAAAGCGCTTGGCGATCTGGGAGGCAGGGAGATCTTCCCTCCAGAGCTTCGCAGCAGCCTCGATGTCGACGGTGCGGTGCTGGATGGTCATGCCGCGCGCTCCTCGTCGATCGGCTCGACGGCGTCGAGGTCCATCTCGATCTTCCGGCGGTAGGCCATCTGCTCGGCGCTGACCGAGCGCGCGTCTGGCAATGCCAGTATCCGCGCCAGCTCTTCGGCACGCTCGGGTGACATGGACTTTTGGACCACAATGCCGCCGGCGGCTGCCTTTGACGCAGCATGCTCCTGCTTGAATTGGTTCAACCGGGCGCGGACGCGGGCCATGACCTCCGGAGACCGGTCGATCTCTGGCGGCTGGTGGGTGAGCGTGGCGGCGATCTCCCGTTTCCTCGCTAGATCTTCACGGGCAAGTCTAGATTCCGCCTTCGCCAGAGCGGCAAGGATCGGCGGCTTCGGGATCATGCCGAGAAGAATATCGGGGTTGCCGGCATAGTCGCCCTTGATCAGCTTCTGCGTGGCGATCGCTAAGCCGCAGTTCGGAACGCCTTCGAGGGCGTAGCCGTACACCGCGTCGAGCTTGTTCGGGTCAATACCGGAGGGAATGCTCATCCCGGCTGCCTGCATAACTTCGAGGCTGCGCAAAACTGCTTCCTCGCGGACCGGTGATAGCCGCTCAGTGAGCGCGGAAATCTCCCGGTTCAAGGTCGAAAGCTGGGCCGGTGCTGGCAAATTCGTCATGTCCATTTCCGTTCAGTTTCCGTTGGATGGCTTCTCGGCATTCCCGCTGATGGCGGGCGTGTTCGCTTTCACGAGGCGGTGCTTGCGATTGCTGCGGCCGGTCGTCGTATTTGCCTTCGAGGATCGAGACGAAGCTCTTAGGCTGGCAGAGGAAATCGAGGTCAGCGCGCCAGCCGCGGTCGTTTTCGCCACGGCAGAACCGGCTGCGGCCGATGCGCTCGATGGCATCGAGAACCGCCGGCAGGCCGTGTTCCTCGATCCGCAGCAGCAACGAGCGACGGCGAGAGGCCGTGACGGCCCTCGGCACGGAAAGCCCGGACTGGCGCGCCATTTCCGAAAATGCCGTCACGACCTGGTCGACCGCCGTGGGGGAAG